TTTGATATTATCATCTGTTTCTTCTGTAAACCAATCATCATCATAAAGTATAAAGCTATGTCTACATCTATATCCTCCTCTATTGATAAATGGATCTGTTCCAGACTTTCCTCTCCATGTACTTTGCCATAAACTCCTAGCTTCTTCTTCAGTAAAGATTCTATTCAAATGAGTTCTACAAAACCCTCTAGTAGTAGTTATGTTTGTTCCTACATACTGATACTTTGTTATCCCTGCTTCTTTACCTTTGTATAAAGTAAACTGACCATCAAATTGCATTAAACTGTCTTGTGCTATTTGACTTGCATATCTTCGCATATTATTTCCCAGAATATCTGAAGCATATTTAGTATGAAGTATCTCTCTGGCATTCTTAACCTTTTGAATGATTTGTGCGTTCTCTGAATATCTATTTTTATCTATGTAATCAGTTAGTCTATTAATAGCTGTTTCATTTGATCTCTGGTAAACACCATTGATTTGACCTCTGATATTTTTAACCATTTGATTAAATGGTCTGCCTGTTACACTTGATTGATAAACTTCATTAGCAATAGTATCTAGAAATCTATTACCCATATCTTCAAACCCAGAAAAGGATAAGAACTTTAGATCATTAATTACTTTGAGGTCTGGTTTAGTAAGTATTTTAAATCTATCTGGTATGGGTAGGGGTTTAATAAATCTTTGATATTCTTTTACTATTTCATCATATTCAGAAACAATACTATCAGCTTCTTTTAGAAAGTTTTTTTCTATGAGAGTTTTAAGGTTAGGTCTTAGTTTTATTGCTAACTGTGTATTAAGTTTTACTCCACCATCAGTTAATTTAGTAAGATCAGATATGATCTCATCTTCTAGGTTTTTAAGAGTATTTATTATTCTTTCTTCGTGAGTATCAGCTAATCTTGAAAGTATCTCTTGTTTCTTACCTGCAAATTGTTTGAAACTGTCTTTGAATGCGTCTGCCATTCCACTTTGTATATAATGAAATGGCAGAATAGTCTATATAGGATTATTTTCTAGTTTTTCTTTTATTAATTTTATAAATCCAATTAGGTGCTATAGTTATACCTTTATCTTTATCAATATGAGATGGACTTGTTGGAACTGAACGATAAGTAATTTTGTAGTTTTGTTCTTGCTCATTAGTTTCTGGTCTTTCTTTCCAACATTTTCCAAAACCAATTATTTTAAAATCTTCATAATATCCGAATTTACAACTTGCAGATATCACATCACCAACACCAAGATTATAAACATTTGTTCTAAATGGTACTGTTTGCTTATCATCAAACAAATGTAAATTATTATAGTATTCTAAATATGTTGTTTCTAAAGTCATTTTTATACCTCCTTAGAAGTGGGCTATGCCCACTCCTTATCAAAAATCTTTTTATATTCTTCTTCAGAGTCATAGATAAATCCTGCTCTTGAAAGATACTTACCTGCATATTCAGCTTTAGCCATTTCAATAGCTTTAGCTTCTTTTTCATCATCAGTTTCTCCAACAGGTTGATACCAAACTCCTCTTTCTGTAGGGAATTTTTTACCATTAATATTTACTTGAAAAGAAGTACCTGCCCAATGAGGGTGATCTTTAACTTTGATTTTCATTTTTGCATCTCCTTGATTTGTGTTTAACATATAGAAAATGTATAGATTATTTATAGATGTGTCAACTAAATCTTAAAGTTTTTTTTCCAAGATTGTACTGCCCAATAAGCAGGTGATAGGCTCTTTTGACCTTTAACTTTAGCTAGAATAGGTCTAAATCTAGCCATAAAACTCTTTTGTCTAGCAGGAATGCTCTTTTTTATTGATAAATTAGGATCACCAAATCTTACTATCTTGACATTTCCAGATGATCTATCTTTAACATAGACTCCAAACTTCTTGCTTTTATTAGGTGTTCTAAAAGGTTTATTTAGCTTAACTGATCTACCTTTATAAGTAGCCATTATTTACCTACTGATCTCATAGCTGAAGTATGTGCTTGACCAAAGGTCTTTCCGTTCTTCATGGATCTAGCCATTGATCTCATGTGTTTTAAACTGTGGTGTCTGGCATGACTTTTCATAGTCTTTTGTTGTCTTGGTTTAAGGTCTTTAATGATGTTTAAAATAGAGTTTACTTTGACCATTATTTCTTTTTCTTTCTTAAATCTAAATCATGCTTCCTTGATCCTCTTAGAAAGCTATTTACTCTACCCATTGACCAAGCTGCCATAGGAACTCGTCTACTCCCTGCTGATAAGAATGCACCCTGTCCTCTACGATAAACTTTTGCTAATGTTCCATAAGTGTATCTCTTAGATGCTTTAGCTTTTCTTTTAAGTGTTGCTTGTACTGCTGCTGATAAAGGTTTTCTTCTGACTACCATTATGCTTTAGTCCTTGCTTTTAGTAGAGATGCAGGTATGCGTTTCCCTGCTTTATATAATGCTGATACTCGTTTGATAAGTCTGGCTCTTTTCTTTCGTTCTTCTTCTTTTTTAAGACCAGATAAATACTTCTTCGGTACACCTGTTTTTTTATCTTTAGGAACTTTGCGTTTTTTACTCTTCGGCAACTTCTTCACCCTCTATTGCAGGTGTTGAGAATTGACCAATAGGTCTAGGTTTTGCTTCTATCTCATTGTCTATATCAGCAATCTTTCCATCATCATCTACAACTGCTCTTGCTATTTGTTTATCTACTTCTTTTGCAAATGTATCTGACACAACTCCAGATGCTTTAGCTACTTGTAAGAATTGTAAATCAGCAGAATAATCTCTGAGATTAAAGCTATCTGGGTAATCTATTTCCCCATCAAATTCCTTATCTTGCCACTTAGCAAATAACTTCCATATCTGTTCTTCAGCATTCTCTAAATAGTCTGCTTTCTCTGATAGTCTAGCATTCAATAATTCAAACTCTGTTTGTAATGCTATACCAGAATTAATAGTTTTTTCTGTACCTCTTACTGATCCCATATGAGTTACTCTGTTAATAGCATCTACTTTCATTTGTATGTTTGTCATAATACCATCCAATGATTGAGAACTAGGTTGAATGATATAAGGTTTTAAATTGGAGTCTAAATCTTCTGGCATTTCAATGATAGATCCTGCACCTGCACTAGCTTCTACATTCGGTGTTTTCACTAAACTAGGATGATTAGATAATCTGATTAATTGTTCTATCTCGGAGTAATCATTGTAAATAGCTTTCTGTAGTTCAGCTACATCTTGTAAATCACTAACACCAATACCTCTCTTTTGAGATTTCTGATTATATAAAATAACAGCAGGTATCTCACCAATCATATTAGGTATTTCATCTACTAGTGTTGGTTTTGATGTAGAATAACCTTTACTAAAATCTTTAATTATAAATGTAGATATATCTTCTTTCGTCCAAACTCTAATAGTTGCTACATCATTTTCTAAGTTTTCTAATAGGGTTAATGTAGATAGTTGGTATCTTCCGTTTATCATTCTATCAAAAGTCCAATTTAAGACATTCTCTGGGGTATAAACAGATAGGTATGGTCTGATGTCTAGCTGTATTTCTTCTGCTCTAGTTTGTGTTACTACAGCAGGTTTATCCATGATTGCCCAACAAGTACCATAGATAGATGCATTGATTTGCATTTCTCTGATTATATTGTCGAATGATCTACCATCTAAGTCTGCATCTTTTAAAAAGTTCTCTAATTGTTCATCTCCAGATAAACTGCCATAGTTTCTTGTAGGTGGAACTCTAAATAGAAATGATGAATAGATTTGAACTACATTTTTGCAGTGATTATCAATAGGGGTGTTGTTTTGCCTTTTATTATATTCTTCATCAGTTTCTAATACATATCTGTTTAGTAGATAACCATTCTGATAGTCTTGACCACCAAGATAAGATAATAGATGAAAGTTCCAATCACCAAACTTTGACTCATAATCGTCATGTCTGGTAGTTANAAAATCTCTTGTATAATTAGCCATTAGCTAAACCTCTTNGGTGGTGCAGGTTTGAAATCTCTTTTAATGGGGTATAAAAACTCAACTAAATATCCTAGTGCATCATTCATGTGATCGTAATTGTTTTCCTTATCTGGCAAACTCGTTCCTTCTTTATAAATTTGTCGTTCTATACTCTTTATCATATTCTTACAGTTATTTGCAATAAATAATGTTCGCAATCCTTTTGCATTTTTTAGTTTCGTATTAACTGCATTAATCCTATCTCGAATTAATGGGTGTGCGTTCCTAACTCTTACATTATATCCTGCGTTTTTCAAAATACTTAAATCTGTTCTTCCACCTGCACTTGTTTTTCTTTGCTTTGATGCAGGATCAGGATATACGAAGATATGTTTTCCAGAGTAGCGGCTATTGATTTCTTCGACAAGTTCATCAGTATTACTACTGTAAATGACAATCTCATCATAAACATACAGGTTGTCTTGCTTAACTTCTGATATAACAGCAGATACAGGATCAATATTAAAATCTATTCCAATATGAATTGAGTTAGATGTTGTTTCATATTCATCTATGACATTCTCTTGTCTATCAAAGTTGTAATATATCTGACCAGAATACTTCTCAAATGATGCCATATATTCTTGTTTAAATGTTCTATCGTCTAGGTCGTTCTTAGCTTGTTCTATTTCATTCTCAGATACTTGCCCACCATCTAATGTAGTATATTGGAATGACTCCCAATTCTTATCAGACTCTTGCCTAGTAAATAGATTATAACTCCAATTACCAAACCCTCTCGGTGTTCCTAAGAATAAAGCTGATCCTTCTCTGGATTTATCTGATAGTGTAGGTCTAAGAACTTCATACCATGCTCTCTCATCTACATCACTAAACTCATCCATACAGATAAAATCTAACCCAACTCCTCTTAGTGAATTAAAGTTATCAGATGATCTTAGCTGAATAAGTGATTTGTTTTTAAGTGTAATGGATAGATCAGAATAGTTTACTTTGCTTATCCATTTATGTTTAGTCATTTTCTCTACTAATGGATCAAGCATAATGTCTTTACACATTCTAAATGTCGGTGCTATATACCAGACCTTCTTTCTTGGGTATCGTGAGAACTTAGCTAATTCATTGAGTGCTAGAAATGTTTTACCAAATCTTCTTCCTGTAATAAGAACTCTAAACCTTGCTTCAGAACTAAATACTTCTTTTTGTGCTTTAGATAATGGCACTATTCTACATTAAATGGTAGTGGTGAGTCATCATCTTCCATCATTCCATTGTCTGATTGACCTAATATATTCTTACCTAACCAAATACCCATAACTGCATTTCCCTTCTCAGCTATACCCCATTGTATCTTTCTCAATCTGATTTTACCTTCACTTCTTCCTTTTGTCAGATATTCGGCATAAGTCTTTCTAATGACATGTTCACCACATCCATAGAAATCAGCTATCTCAGTATTAGTGCAACCATAACTTGCTAGTTTGGTTATTTCTTCTGGATTGATATTATATTCTTTAGGTCTTGCCATTAATGATATGTGATATTTGGTTGTAACTTAAACCCCATGAGATCCATTACTAACTGCAAACCTTTTTCAGCATCTTTCTTACTTTCAAAGTTTGCATATCTAATAAAAGCTGAGAATGTACCATCACTCTCCTCAACAATTAAATAGTGTTCTGGTTGTGGCTCATGTTCCATGTCTGAAAGATAGTTTAATCTGGTTGTTTTGCAAGTGCTTCAAGTTTGTCTAAGTCTTGCTTACTCCAAATCGGTAATCTTATTCCTTTACGAAACATGTCAATATAAGATTTTAATTTATAATCTTCTTCATCTTCTCTACTATATTCTTTGGGTTTTTCATCTAGATGCTTTTCAGCAGATATCCAAAAGGCAGGTTGTTTAGCAAACTTCTTTTCACTAATAGAATTGTAGTAATCGTTATAATGTTTAGCTAATTCCTTTGGTTGTAATGCCCATTCTTTCTCTAATCGTTGATAATTCTTATTAGCTTGTCCTTTACTGACTTTATTATCTACTAATTCCCAGAACTCGTTGAATTGATCTATATATATATCTTTATTAGTTTTAGTTATAGTCTTAGTTATAGTATTAGTAGCAATGCCTTCGCTCTGCGTTGGCTCTGCGTTCGCATACCTAGACTTAGCTGATAAACTAGCTTTATTAGATACTTCCATAGCATAGTTATATTCTTTCAACATTCTT